GTGGGACGCCTCCGCGCCTATGGAAACGCCATCACGGCGCAAGTCGCGCAAGGGTTAATCGAAAGTTACATGGAGGTGAGATGATGTCAGAAACATTAAAATTGTTACGGCAAAAGAAACAAATGAAACAAGAAGAAGTGGCTGAGAAAGTTGGTATAACGCAAGCAGCCTACAGTCAGTTTGAGCTTGGTCAAACAAAACCAAGAACCATTGTCCGTAAAAAGTTGGAAGCTCTTTTCGGACAACCAATTCAAGACCTTGCTTCTACACGGAAGAAAAAGAAAAAAGTAAAATCAGACGAATGTATATATTTCAATGTGCCAGATGCCCGAGTGATACAACGTGCGCTCTATTGGTATTTAGCTGAGATCACCGACAAAGTTGAGAAACTAAAAATGAGTGCCGCGATAAAAGATCCACGTATTTTCATCGCAGTTTTTGAAGGGGAGAGAAACGAAGCTGAAAGAGTACATAAACTATTGAAAGAAAAACTTAATGAGTTGGAGGAGTTATAAATGAGTGACTTTTATAAAATAGAGAAGAATATACCCATGCCAGAGAAAAATAAAATGCGTGAGGTTGCATCTAAAATGGATGTTAAGGACAGTGTGTTTTTTGAAGGATCAAAAGCAAGATCAAAAGCATGTGACCTTGCCGCCAAACTAAAAAAGCTTGGACGGAAAGGTAGCTGTAGAAAGGTTGAAAATGGATATCGTGTTTGGAGGATAGCATGATAGATGACAGAGTATGTATGCACTACGTCGTCGATCGATTGGAAGGATGTCTGAACGAGGGTGAGGATAAGATCCGAAAAGCGATAGAAGACTTTAGGGAAGAATGCATCTATAATCTAGGTGTGAACACAAGGATCAAGAGAAAAGGAGAAGACTAATGATCAAAGAATTTTGGAAGAAACTAACTAGCAAGCGTCAAAGTAACAAGGCACTTACTCGGAAGGAGCAAGTCTTGGCGGAACTCGATCGAGGTCCTGGGACAGCCCGACAATTGGCAGACCGGATGGGTTTGAAGCTATCGATTGTGCGGAATAATTTATCTCAGCTGCACAACAAAGGTTTGATCCGAGATACTAATATAGACGCAGGATCTGAAGGCGTGTGGGAGGTAGTCAAGGATGTTTAAACTATTCTACACGTTACTCGTCATTGAGTACGTTGTTGAAGATCAAGACGTAGCCACGTCTGTCATATTCCCGAGTGAAAAAGCTTGTTACGATGCTATGGGTGATGGAGTGATGGATAATCTGTACGATGTTCTTGCTGACACATATGGCAAAGAAATTATGATGTACTGCAAGAGGACACCGTTTATGTCAGGCGTAAAGAAACCTGATGTCAAACCGAAGGTGAGGCCAGATGGGTGATGAATCACTAAGCCCTGCCCAGAAGTTTGAGTATCGGTTTCTGAAACAACAGGTCAACAGGTTAGAGGAAGAGCGTTATAGGTACGACGCACGACCAAATATACAACAGGACTTGTTTCATGCGCGAGAAGAGTTAAAATCATTTGTCTCAAAGCTGAGAACGAACGGAGTTAAAATATGAAACGATGGACTGAGGCGCAGAAAGAATGGATGGGTTACAAACGCAGAGAAGCATACAGAAAGAAGAGCGAAGTAAGCTTGGCTGAACCACCATGGAAAGATCGTGAGATCAGCGTGGCACCTTTACCCGAGGCACATGCTGATCTCAGAGAGGAAAATAAATGGATGAAAGACTAGATTCAATAACAAAACTATTAAAAAACAAACAAAAAGAACTTGACGACGTAGAATGGGAAAACCCGAGCGATCCAAGGATTGAGGGCCTGGTCCGAGAGATTCGAGAATACAAAGATAAACTAGATAAGGGGGAAATATATGAACCAAAATTCTAATATAACGGAAATCATTTCTGCTGTCGTAGATACCTTGACAGAAAACGGAAGTGGCTTCGCAACAACCGAAACAGGAGAGGCGATATTTATTAACGCACGGATTATGCAAAAGATGAACTTAAAAGAGTTTGACGAGATCGATGCCTATGTAGTCCCGAATTACCCAGACAAGCAGGATCGAATCAAGTACCGAGCCACAAGAGTAAACAAAGAACAAACCAACCTGGGCACACCCCCAGATTTAGAAGAAAAGATAAGAAGACTGTTAAAAGAAGATACTGGCTTGTGGAGTCTACGGGAGATCTGCGAAGAACTTGCAGAGGAAGAGCAAGTTGTATATGATACACTCATAAAAATGGAACAGGTAGTACGCACCGATGCGTATTACATACTTTAGGAGTTAACGATGGCATCATCTGCGGGTTTTAAAAGCATTTCTATTCTTGAGGAAGAACATGCCAAGGTAAAAGAGATGGCAAAACATGAGGAAAGAAACTTAGCACGACAGCTTGGAATAATCATAAGAAAAGAGTATGAAAGATTCAAAGAACGTGCTAAAGATAACTAGCTCGTGGTAAAGCTTCTGCCTGTGGCTTTACTGAAACTGACCCCCGATTGGGGGTCTTTTTTTATGTTCGTTTGGTTTCGTTTGGTTTACCTTCTTTACCCTTACGCATTTGCTCGGGTTCTTTAGAATATCCACGAATCTGAGTGACGTTGTCTCGTTTCATATTCTGTAGGATAATCTCACCGAACTCAGGAAGAATACCTGTCTTTTGATGTAAGGCTAGTGCCGCTGTCTTTAGATTCCGTAATCCACGTCTGTAATCTACCATAATCTCTACAGCTGCTTCCCGATCCTTATCAGTCATTTCTGGGGTTTCAATGTTAACCATTCTCTCGCTTGTTCTCCTAGAACTTGTGCACCTATATCTATTTTATCTCGTAACGATTTGACAATCTTTTCGTCAATAGATCCTTCAGTTATGAGATCAATATAGGTGACATTGTTTTTCTGACCAATTCGATGTGCTCGATCCTCACTCTGGATTCTTGTCTCCAGGTTAAAATCATTTGCGTAATATACCACAAGGTCGGCTTCGGTCAGAGTCAAACCATATCCTGCGGTAGCCGGGTTCCCGACAAAAAACCGTAATTTAGAGTCAGGTGATTGAAATTGTTTTACGATGTTATTCCTAGCATCGTCTGTTGTATCGCCGTAGTAAGAGGCTACACTTTCCTCGCCATATGTTTCAGCCAAGACTTTTGTGATCTGGATTATATCATATCTAAAGCGGGACCAGATAATTACTTTACCGGCGTGTTCTTCAAGAATCTCTTTGAGTGCATCTACCCGACGGGACGGAAAGTATATCGTATCGCCGTCATCTGTTTTGAGATGTCCCGACATAACCTGTTGCAAACGTAGCAGCTGAGTGATGACAGCCGGAGCCGTAACAAGATCCCCCGATTCAAGCATCACGATAGCAGTCTCTTGGATACTCTTATACATCTTCGCCTGCTCGTCAGTCAAACCAACATATCTTACCGTATATATTTTATCAGGTAGATCCAAACAATCTTTTTTGAGCACCCGAAACGAATACCGATCTATGCGCTCGGTCAGTTCATCGAGATTTTTGAAACCGACTATCTGTTGAAACGAATGAGCACCCATCGTCCTACGATTGATCACAGCGTACCGACCTTGAAAAGCATAGTAGCTATCGAACCCGAGTAACCCAGGACGGAGGAACTCGCACTGTGAATATACATCCATGGGGCTTTTTGTAATCGGAGAACCAGTAAGCAATCGCCGGAATTGGAATCCCGCTGCAATCTTCAAAAGTGCTTTCGTGCGCTTGGCTTTGTGATTCTTGATTGTCGTTGATTCGTCAATGGCTATCAGACCACGACCCCCGAATCTTTGTGCCAACCATTTGCCTGCGTTCTGTCCTTTGACTGTAGAAAATGCTTCGACGTTTATGACAAAGATTGTAAGACCATCAAACTTGTCTGCCACCGACTTGAGTTCTTTTTGTTGTGTTTTGTTTGGAGAAGACACCCACCTTATTACACGGTAAGGCACCTCGTCGGACATATGTTCTGGGATTTCTTTGGCTACCCAGTTACGATACACACCCTTTGGAGCAATGATTAACGCAAATTCAAGATTATAATTCAGATGTAAGATGCCGATGTTGTCGATCAAAACCTTCGACTTACCAGTCCCCATCTCCATGAAGAAACCAAACTCCTGTTTGTTCCAACCTTGCTCAAGGGCTTTTACTTGGTGGTCAAATGGTTTTAATTTAAATTTATAGTTGACACTCATCACATACCTCCACTATTGTCTACAATACGGAAGGCACAATCCCGTGTCAACCAACTCTAACCTGAAGAGGATGTACTTACAATGTCAGTACTAGAAGAAATGTTCGATGAATCGGGAGCACTCGATAAGGTCGAATTAGGGACAAGCAAAAGCTTGTCTGTATTAATTGGCGAGATGCGTAGACTTGAAGACGATATCCAAGCTGCGGAAGAACACGTCAAAGAACTCAAGAGAGAACTCAAAAGTTATTCCCACGAAAAGATACCTGCACTCATGGATGAAATGGGTACAGAATCGTTTACCACAGATGAGGGTGTGACTGTTGCGGTAAAAAATGTAGTTCATGCGTCTCTTACTCAAGAAAACAAAGAACAAGCATTTGCATGGCTTCGCAAAGAAGGACTGGATGACATCATTAAGAATGATGTGGTTGTTACGTTTGGTAAAGGCGAAGACAATGTTGCAGGAGACTTTATTGGTCAGTGCGAACAGCAAGGACTTCATACAAATGCAAAAACATACATTCATCCGTCTACACTGAAGGCTTTTGTAAAAGAGAGAGTGTCAGAGGGTAAATCAATAGATCTAGACTTATTCGGCGCATACATAGCAAACGTCGTACAAATTAGGAGGAAAGCGTAATGAGTAACGCAGTAGCGAAAACAAAAGGTGTAGAGGTCTCAACCGAGGTCGTAGTTGATATGTTTGAAGACGGAGCAGAGGGCGCTGTGTTTTCATCAGACGATCTTCTGATACCAAGACTTCAACTTGCACAAAAGATGTCACCAGAACTTGATGAGAATGACGCAAAATACATAGATGGAATCAAGGCAGGGAACTTTTTTAATTCTGTGTCACGAGAAATTTATACTGAAATAGATGTCATTCCTTGTCACAGCAGAACGTCTTACACAGAGTGGGTGCCAAGAGATCAAGGCGGTGGTCTTGTTGGAGAACATGATGCTGACAGTCCTGATGTAAAGAGCGCAGAAACACATGTATCTGATGACGGCAAACGTAAAGATATCATGCGCAGTGGTAACGAATTAGTTATTGCCGACGAGTTTTATGCGTTCATTGTTAAAGAAGATGGAGACTATGAGCCTGTGCTTATTTCTATGAAAAGTTCTCAACGGAAAGTAGCAAAGAGATGGCGTACTCTGATCAGTATGAACAAGGCTCGTAATCCAAAGACGAACCAACTTCAGAGCATAGCAATCTACAGTACTTTGTGGAAACTGACGAGTGTCATAGAAGCAAATAAAAATAACGACAAGTACTCAAACTTTGCCGTCCAAAAGATCGGACCAATAAGCACGGACAAGCAAGACTTGTATCATGCAGCGAAGCAGTTTCGTGAGAGTATCATTGCAGGTGAAGTAAAAGCAGTGCAGGAGGAAGATGCAGTTTCTTCTAAAGCAACGGCTGATGAGAAACAAAGCGAATCACCCCTAGACCAGGATGACGAAGTCCCGTTCTAGTCGCTTTGTGGGGGTGGTATCTCCTATTACCACCCCTTTTTTTAATCTCATCGGGAACCTAGTATGTCAGCAGCAAAAAGAATGCTTGCCGCTTTTGAAGGTTCAAAGGCAGCGCACGGCACAACTAAAGTCGGAAGAGTAGGTCGTAACGGCAAGGCAGAGGCAGACAGCCGAATTGTACGACAACCACTTACCGAAGAATTAATGCAAGGTCACATTGATGGAAATTTAGGTATCGGGGCAATCCCGATCAATGCGGATAATAAATGCAAGTGGGGAGCATTAGATATAGATGAATACGATCTGGATCATAATGCACTCCAAGCAAAGATAAAAAAACTAGAGCTACCGCTATTACATTGCAGATCAAAATCAGGCGGAGCGCATTTATATCTATTCGTAGATGACTACATCGATGCGGCAATATTTAGAGAATACCTGTTGGAGATATCCATCGCACTTGGACAGTCAGGATGCGAGATGTTTCCAAAGCAGGATCGAATACTCGTTGATCGAGGGGACGTAGGTAATTTTATTAACCTACCCTATCAGAATGCAGATATGACACTTCGTTACTGCTACAACGAAAAGAATGAAGCTATGGATCTGAAGCAATTTTTAGATGCCATAGACAAAAATCGTGTCAGGATATCTGATTTAGAAACGCTGAAGTTCTCTACAAAACGCGAATATTTTAAAGATGGACCTCCGTGTCTTGCACATATCTTTGCAGACGGACCTACAGGTGAAGAAAGAAATAAGACTCTTTTTCAAATAGGCGTTTACTGTCGTAAGAAGTTTGGAGATGAGTGGGAGCCAGAAGTTGAAAAACAAAACAGGCAAATGTTCACCACGCCATTGGAGTCCAGAGAAGTAGTTGGAATCACAAAATCACTAAACAAGAAAGATTATAGGTATACCTGCAAACAGGAACCCTTTAAAAGTTTTTGTGATCCTGAGTTATGTGCCATGAAACAGTATGGCATTGGAGATATGGGAGAGACTATGCCACAGATAGGTGGCCTGACTATTCTTTTGTCGGAACCACGCTTGTACTTCATGGACATTGGTGGGGGTAGGATTCAGCTATCAACGGAGCAGCTGCAAAACCAATTGCTTTGGCAACGTGCATGTATGGAACAAATACAAATGATGCCGCCTACGATGAAACCACAACAGTGGCAAAGATTAGTTTCGACTTTGATGGCAAACTCTACACAGTTAGAAGCAGAGCCAGAATTAACCTTGTCAGGTAGATTCCAAGAACATCTCAAGGAGTTCTGTACAAGCAGGATTAGAGCCATAGAACCAGAAGAGATGGAGATGGGTAAACCATGGACGGACAACGGTAAGACGATGTTCAAGATGTCAGGACTTATGGATTATCTTCATAACAGAAGGTTTACTCACTACACTCCGGCACAAGTGCAAGAACAAATTAAAATGATGAATGAGGATAGGAACTGTCACGGGCATCATGCGATACTCAGAGAAGACGGTAAGAGAAGCACGATCCGAGTATGGTGGGTTCCTGCTTATGAAGAACAAGATATTCAATTAGACGCAAAGGAGTTTGATCCAAATGACATCCCCTTCTAATAGATTACTTCGAGTGGGGGAAGTTGCTGAACTGCTCGGAGTTTCCAAATCATACATATACAAGCTTTCTCAAATAGGAGACTTTCCAAAACCTATCGTGCTCGGAGACGAAACAAACCGTAGATCCTCCAGTCGGTGGGTTCTTTCTGAGGTTGAGGATTGGGTAAACAGTAGACCGAGAGGTAAAGTTGATGAGCGTTGAATTAATTCTTGGCCCACCAGGTACGGGAAAAACTTATACACTTGTTGAAAAAGTCCGAGAATATTTACAAAACGGTGGGCACCCTTCGAAACTGGGCATGGTATCTTTTACAAAGAAAGCAGTAGAAGAAATGCTTGAGCGTCTTTGCGCTGAGTTTAACCTCGAACCCAAAGACTTTCCGTATGTCAAAACAATGCACGCTCTTGGATTCGCAGGACTGGGACTGACATCAAAAGATATTATGGACAAAGAGGACTACAATGTTATCGGAGAATCCCTGAGTTTAAACTTCAAAGGGATGGCAGCTACACATACAGAGGACGGTCTGCCAATTAATTCTGTCAAAGGCACAGGGGCGCAGTATCTCCGTTTGATTGCACGATCCCGTTTGAGAAAGACTAACTTAGAACAGGAGTACCGAGAGGCAGAAAACTTTGATCTCAACTTTTCAAAGTTGCGTCAACTAAGAGACACAATGATCAACTATAAATCTACATACGCGAAGTTTGACTATGAGGATATGATTGAAGTCTACATTGAGACAGTAGATCCTCCCTACCTTGAGTTGTTTATTGTAGACGAGGGTCAGGACTTATTGCCCTTACAGTGGGAGATGCAGCAAAAGATATCCGAGAAGAGTGATCATACGATTATAGCAGGAGACGATGACCAAGCTATCCATCGGTGGGCAGGGGTAGATGTAAAGTTATTTATGAACAGTACAAAAAACACCACCGTTCTGAATCAATCGTATCGATTACCGCACGAGATATGGGCGTTGGCTAATCGGATCTCCAAACGTATCAACGATAGATTGCAGAAAGACTTTGAGCCTCGGGAACCAGGGGGAGAGGTGCAAACAGTCATGCATCTTACAGACATACCTTTAGATCAAGGATCATGGACTCTGATGGCTAGAACAAATAGCTTTGCTCAAGATCTTGCATACGAATTAGAGGAGATGGGATACTTCTATTCGTTGAAGAACAAACCTTCTGTGCCATTAGACCAAGCAAAAGCGATCCATGTGTGGCGAGAGTTACGAGAAGGGAAAGCTGTGGACCTGGCCCGAGTAAGAGAGTTTTATGAAACGGTGCCGAAGCAGGGTGATTTTGCCGTAGTTAAACGAGGATCGGGTAAATTATTAGATGCAGTGCCGCCGGATGGACTATTAACCTATGAAGAATTACTGGGTGAGTTTGGTTTGGTGGCACCCAAAGAACGCGATGAGTACAGTATAGTACGTGTTGGTAGTGATATGGAGCAATACATCCGTTCCATTGAGCGCCGAGGTCAGGATATCACAAAACCTCCAAGAATCAAAGTTTCTACTTTTCATGCGATGAAAGGGGGTGAAGATGACAATTGTGTAGTTTATACTGGGAGCACATACAGGTGTGTTGAAGAAAACGATCCAGATGACGAGCATCGAGCCTTTTATGTTGCCATAACAAGAGCCAGAAAACGTTTGTATCTTTTGGAATCAAACAAGAAGTACAGGTATATAGTATGATTTTACCCGAAGGAAATGTCCTGATTAGTTTCAGTGGAGGACGTACTTCTGGTTATATGTTACACAGGATTGTGGAAGCCAATGAGGGGTTACCTTCAACCTGCAAAGTATTGTTTACCAATACAGGCAGAGAGATGCCAGGGACACTGGACTTTGTGCGAGATGTAGGAAAACATTTGGGTGTGGACGTAACGTGGTTAGAATATGACCGCGCTCCATCAAACCGATACATAAATGGATCAGCGCATTTTAAAAAAGTAGATTGGGACAATGCAGCGCGAAAGGGAGAACCGTTTGATAAATATCTTTCGTTTAACATGTTGCCAAATGTATTCCGCAGATCGTGTACACAGGAACTAAAAGTAAAAACAATGCGTCGGTATCTTTTGTCTATCGGATGGGAGCACTGGACAAACACAATAGGTATCCGAGCCGACGAAGCAAGAAGGGTCAAGCCAAGCAAAGATAAGCGTTGGGTAAACTGGTTTCCGTTAGCTGATGCGGGGGTTACGAAACAAGATGTTATGTCGTTTTGGTCAAGGGCACCTTTTGATTTGCAGATCAAACCAGGTTCAGGAAACTGTGACGGCTGTTTTTTAAAAAGTGAAGCGACGTTAGCTGCTATGTGGAGGGAGTATCCAGAGCGCATGGAATGGTGGCAAGGATGGGAAGAAAAGAAACAAAAATCTTTCCACGATGTAAGAACATACAAAGGACTCGGAGAGTTTGTAGACAGGCAAGCAGACTGGATCTTTGATGACGAAGCATATTTATGCCAAAAAAATGATGGGGAGTGTACAGGTTGAATAGAAGTGAAATACTAGAGCAGGCGAAAAAACTAATAAACGGTTCAAGAGCCAAGGACTACGGAGATGCATACGATAACCACCAGAGAATAGCAGACGGATGGAATGTTATTGTAAATGCAGCGGAGGGTAATCTTACTCCTGCTCATGTTGCTTTAATGATGGATTGGGTGAAGACGGCTCGATTACTAGAAACCATGGATCATGAAGACTCATGGGTAGATAAATGTGGATACTCTGCTCTTGGTGGAGAACACACAAAAAGGCAGGAAAATGACGCAGGATGATCTGTTCGGTAAGAGCGCAACAACTTACCAGATAAAAAACGAAATGGATTTGATAGAGAAGGACTGGAACGTACCACCAGAGTTTCCTGATCTACGAAACCACAAAGAGATAGCCGTTGACTTAGAAACCTGTGATCCAAACATCAAGACGTTAGGTCCTGGGTGGGCACGTAATGATGGATACATAGTAGGAGTCGCGGTAGCCGCAGGAGATTGGTACGGATACTTTCCTATACGGCATTCAAAAGGTCAGAACGTAGATCCGAAGATGGTTCTCAAATGGCTGAAGCTTCAGATGGAAACACCAGACATAGATAAGATCATGCACAACGCCACTTACGATGCAGGGTGGTTACGTGCAGAGGGTATAGAAGTGCAAGGCAGAATCATCGATACCATGATCACAGGGGCATTGGTGGACGAAAACCGATTCAGCTACGCACTAAACTCTCTTGGTAGAGATTATTTGGGAGAAACAAAAAACGAAAAGCTGTTACGTGCAGCGGCTAAAGAGTTCAACGTAGATCCCAAGGCTGAGATGTACAAACTCCCACCAAAGTATGTTGGAGCATACGCAGAGCAAGATGCTGCTTTGACTTTACGTTTGTGGAACCGTTTGAAAGTAGAACTGGAGGAACAAGACTTATGGCACATATGGAAGCTAGAGACTGGTTTGATTCCCATGATGCTAGATATGAAGTCTCAAGGTGTACGTGTTGATCTTGATGAAGCAGATCGAGTCAAGCAAGAACTTCAAAAGAAAGTTAAGATGCTCAAGTCGTTTATTAAGAAACGATCAGGCATAGAAATAGAACCATGGGCGAGTGCCTCAGTAGCAAAAGTGTTTGACGAGCTTGGAGAGGCTTATGAGACGACGGAAAAGGGTGCGCCGTCCTTCACCAAACAATGGTTGCAAAACCACTCTCACGAGGTCGCTCAGGCGATTGTGAAGCTAAGAGAGTTTGACAAAGCCGACAGTACGTTCATAGACACCATACTTCGCCACCAGGTAAACGGTAGGATCAACTGTGAGTTCCATCAGCTACGATCCGATGACGGAGGTACAGTAACAGGTAGGTTTTCCAGTTCAAACCCAAATCTTCAGCAGATTCCGGCACGGGACAAAGAGTTGAAAGCAATGATTCGGGGATTATTTATTCCAGAGGATGGGTGCAAGTGGGGATCCTTTGATTACTCAAGCCAAGAGCCAAGACTTCTAGTGCACTTTGCAGCAAGCTTTGAAAGACGGCATCATATGGTCGATAAAATCGTAGATGAGTATCACAAAGGTGATGTGGATCTGCATCAGATGGTGGCTGACATAGCAGGGATCAGCCGTAAAGAAGCAAAGACCGTGAACTTAGGGATCATGTATGGCATGGGCAAAGGTAAACTAGCCAACCAGTTATCTATCACGGAGAAAGAAGCAGAAGAGTTGTTAAGTGAGCATGGAAAGAACGTTCCATTTGTTAAAGGACTAGCGGATCGAGCATCTAAACGAGCAGAGCAAATGGGACAGATCCGTACCTTATTAGGACGTAAGTGCAGGTTTGAATTATACGAACCAAAAAGTTTTGGGTATAAAAAACCTCTGCCTTGGAAAGAAGCTATGGAAGAGTATGGGCCATTGATAAGAAGAGCGTTTACTTACAAGGCGTTGAACAAACTAATTCAAGGATCAGCTGCGGATCAAACAAAGAAGGCTATGGCTGATTGCTATGCAGAGGGACTTTTACCTATGCTAACGGTGCATGATGAGTTATGCTTCTCAGTAGAGGGCGACGATCAAGCGCGACGAATCAAGGACATAATGGAAAACGGGTTGTCGGATGTCTTGAAAGTCCCCTCTAAGGTAGACGATGAACTCGGCAACAACTGGGGAGAAGTCGGATGACAGAAAAAACAAAAGCCGTTGGCTTCAAAGACATGCATCCAATGCAAATACAGTCTCTGTTGGAACTGGTTCACATGACCTTGAATCTTGCCACACTCACTGGAGATGATGAGATCATCGAAGACGTAGAAGCATATACCGACGAAATGGTTAAGCTATTTGGTGGTCAAGGCGTGAAGTTAGAAGAAACCGAATATAACATCAACGATTTAGGCGTCGGGCGATCTCTGCATTAATAGCTTGGGACATTGGATTCGATCCCATTAAAGCATTGCTAGGTGTGCCATACTGAACCTGAACACCTGGTTGACGAGGCGGCACTACAGCCCTTTGACTAGAAACGGTGACAGAAGGTGTTGCTTCAACAGTGTTATTGTCAACAATTCTTTCTTTTAATACGTCTGTCCTTTGTTTACCAGATATCATACCAGACCCTATCAACTGAGCATTGACTCGATGTGCTGCTTCAAACAATCGGCTAAGTGCATCAAACTCTGGTCTATTCGCTCCACCTGGTCTATCTGCCTTTCTGATCGCAAGACCACCACCAGTTGGTCTAGATATGGTGTTTATGTATGGCTTACTTCTAAGAATTTTTGATCCCAAAGCTAAACCTGATGCTATTGAAGCTGTTTGAACAAGTCCTGTGAGATAAGCACTTAATCCTAAACCTGCTGCGTATTGCGCTGCGGCAAGACCACCTTTACCTTTGAGTGACTCATCCGATAACTTACGAGACGTTTGAATCAAATCTCGTAACCCTTTAAGAGTATCTTTTCCAAACAAAGCCTCAAGTGTTGGATCACCGTAAGAGTTTAAAGTTGACTCTAAATCTCTTGCAAATTTTCCAGAAGTCATTTCATCAATAAATTGTTTTGCGTCAACGACATCAGGATCGGCCGCTTGTGCTAAAATCTTTCGCAAGGACAGATCCCTTGCTGCTTCCATGATGGCAGAATTTTCCCCTAAATCTTTTTTTGCTTTTATTATGGGTCCTGCGTTATCTTTTTTCAAAAATATTGAAGCTACTTTATCTGGGTTTTCATCTCGTATAGCTTTTTCTAAAGATTTATAGAGAGCATCTCCTTCCAAATCTTTTTTAATAACATTCAAATCTTTTAATAATCTCACTTGTTCTGCTATGGGTTTACCTGCTAATTGAGCTTGTTCTTCTGGAGTTATCGTGCGTCCGGCGGAAGCTATATCTTGTAGTGTTCTCTCTAAGCCTTCAAATCCTTCTTTGGTAAACAAAGCATTTTTTGTGTCACCCAGTGCATTTATTTCTTCTACAATTTTTGTAATATTAGGTGCGCCTAATACATCTTTGTTTTTATCAATTGTTTTTGTTAAGTACATTCCTGCTAACTGACGACGAACAGCTTCTCTCGTCTGAACACCTGTCTTTCGACTTTTAGCAATCCTATCTGCAAATAATTTTCTCTCTGCAAATATTCCCTCATAATATTTACGCAAAGAATCATCTTCTGGTAATTGCTCTATCAGATCAGGTAATTTACCAGGTTGACCGCTAGGCAATGTTACTTCTATCTCTGGAACGACTTCTCTTAATGATTGAGGACCGATTTGAGGATCCTTGCCAGATGGAACTACACTGTTAAGAAATCTATTTAAACCACGACCATTATCTGGAACAATAATACCAAATTGTGGGTTTATTAAATCATTCGGATTAAAATTTTTACCTGAAATGTACTGTTCGTACACTTTTTGTGTAAGCGGTGCTTTGAATCTTTCTATACCTTTTCCATAAAATCTTTGAGCTTTTCTCAACATATCAAAGCCTTCTGACATTTGTGCAAAAGGTTGTTTGCTTATAAACTTACCGCCCTCTCCTCTAACACCACCTTTTGTTGCGGTTATAGTTTTTGCCATGGCTTCGGTGGCATCAAAAGATTTTTTAACGGCCTCATTCAACTTTGTTAATACTTGAGAATCTACAGAGCCAACAATTGATGGATCAAAAGAAGCGTGGTTTAAGGCAGTTCTAAGACTGTTAGCAGTTTGCACGTCTATCATTTCAGGCATTTTTTTCACAAATTGAAAAAATCCTTTGTCTTCAAGATCCATTACCTTGTACTGTTCCACAAGACCTGAAGCGACAGCTTTTAGATTTTTTACATCAACTATTTTTTCTTTACCTAACATTTCGTTTGCTCTTGTGAACAAAACATTAACGTCTTCATCAAAGGTACGTTTTGCTATATCTAATGCATCAGCAACTACTTTACCTCCTCTTGGATCAGGTTTGCCCATTAGGTTTTTAACAGCATCTAATTGGACATCTACTGTCTCTCTCATGTTTCTTTCTGCATTTTTTATTAATTCATTAGGATCGCCGTAAATTTTTACGATGTCATCTCTAAGAACCTGAGAGAGTTGTTTGTAATCTGTTTCTTTGGCAACCACCCCTTGCGCCTGTTTAAAATCTTTTAATTCTTTAATAACAAAATCTGCGTTACGCTGCGCTGCTTTTTGATTAGGAAATACACCCTCATATATGGCTTGTAAGCGCCCCGCTACGGGAGCTTCATTAACTTCAAAAACGGTAGGACTAACGGCGGAACCTTGAGCACGAGCTTTATTAATTACCTCACGAGCTTCTGATCTAACTTGGTTAGCTGATTTAGATCCAGAACCTTTTATTAATCTAGCAAAACCTGCTGAAAGTGCTCGACCTACACCTTCACCACCCGCACCAAATGCAAATTCCATACCGAATTGTCGCGCTACATCTGATCCAGATTGTGCTTGTAATCCTCCTGTGTACTCTAGTCCCTCATCCAGTAAATATCCTGCTCCTGATCCAAGACCTGTTATTACCATTGCAATCGGTAATCCAACTCCTGTTGCCGCAAGACTAGCTGCTGTGCCACCAATGATAGCACCTCTGTTTCCTGCAAAAAACTCTTGAAAATCGTTAAAAGAAATTCCTGCATCTTCTACGGATAAAAGTCCCTTACCCTGTATATCATATTTTTCTCTAAGTTCTGGAGTAAGTTTGTCTCTGTTAATTATGTATCCTACACCTTGAGGATCTTTCATATACATATCAGAAGTAAAACCAGAATCTTGTAAACGTAGTTCATACTCTTCGTCGTTTTCAGCACGCGCCAGAAATCTACGCAAACCACTATTGCTTACACCACTTCTATCTATTTCAGAAGAAGTGCTTACAGGAATATCTTTGGGTTCACCTAAAGAATCTTTGTTTTTATTGTAATAATTTGTAGCAATGCGTTTTGCTTTTTCCACATCGTCTGTTGGGATTTTTAGAATTTGACCCGATGGCAAGGCTATATCAACCATTATATTCTCCTAACTTTGCTTCGGATTTCCGTATGTTTCTAAATCCTCTGCTGTTAACTCAATCACATTTGGAGTTTCATTAGTCTTTTGTGTTTCTGGTCTTTCAGGGATACTTGCCCCTGGAATCTTTGTCACAATAGCTATATACTCATCGTCAATCTTTTTAGCTTTGCTTTCTATCAAATCTCTAACCATCATAATTTGATTTTTAAGTTCTTCATCAGAAGAAAATCCTCGTCCCACAAACTTACCAATTGTAAAGGTTCCATCTTTATTTGTGCTAACGGCAAATCCCAACATCTCAGCCACTCTTGCGCGGTCACCGTCAGATATTGTTCTACCACTTTCCCCAAGTAATTCTGGAGCTAATTGAGCAGCAAGAACACGTAAAACTTGATCGTATTTAGTGGCGTTACTTAAATCTTTTCCTAAGAATGTTTCTGCTCCAGGGATTCCTTTAAGACTATCTTTAAGTCTTCCAGCGACTCCTGCAAATCCGGCGACTCCCCCATCTTCAGCATCAAGAAGTCCAATAGCAGAATCAACTTGTTGTAAATTCTTTTGAACACTACTAGATTTTGCAGCATACGCTGAATCAATTGTATTATCTCGTATGACTTTACCTTGCAAACCAGAATTGATTCCACGTTCATTTGGTAAAAGTTCATAATAGTCTATACCCAACAGTTCAGATGTTCTTTTTACAGCTTTATCAGTGTAATTACTTGCCTCTTCAGCCGTCAGAGAAGCTTTTATTAACTCATTGATAGAACTTTCTCTTTCTTTTTCTACGTCAAGCTTTTCATTCAACCCAACAAGCATAGCATCTGATATGCGTTTAGCCATGCTACGGTCTCCACCGATTGCACCACCAACTGCGACTCCAGTTATAGAATCAAGAAGCTCGTCTACCTTGTTAGATGTTTTAGCACCAGGATCTAAGTACTTTGAAATCTGTTGTAGTCCCTCTTTTGAGTTCTCAACACCAAAAGCGTCTGTTACAGCTAGTAACTGTTCTTCGTCTGTTGCGCTGTCAGAAGTCAAAGCTGCTTCAACGGTGGATAATTTTTCTTTAGCTTTTATGTTTCCTCCAAGAGCATCTTTTATTTCCGCGAGTCCACGCTCTTTTCCAACGGTTGCAGGATCAAATCCATTCTTCTTGAGTCGTGACTGACGGAGTATAGCGTCGTCATACACAGTACCCGCAGGATTCATTATATCCGCTCTCTTAGCTTGACCGTCTATAAAAAACGCTAGATTAGGATCGATTGTTCCTCCAGAAGGTGCCGCTACTGGCACTGTAGGATTTCTAAACTTCTGCCCTGCCATATAATCAGCATAGTTAGGATCCATAGACAGTATTCCCCCTGCCTGTAACTTGAGCGGATCTCCGTTGTTTTCCTGCTGCTTTACGCTAATTTCAATCTGTTGTTTTTCAGCTTCAGGTATAGCAGTTAACCCCATTGGTTGATTCATAGGGACCTGGCCCATGGGCTGTTGACCCGTTATAACCTTACCCTGTCCTGTCATTTTTTGTTCTATTGCAGGAGAAAACCCCTCCTGTGCAGCATCTATGAGTTCTTGAGAAGAACTAAGAATCCCACCGATGTTACCAAGCTCTCTAAGTTTATTCCGGGCAGCTACTTCTTTTTTGCGTCTAAACAAACGACGATTTCGGACTGGATCTTGCCTCATTATCTGCTCCCGCTAGTGTTTTGTATCGCCCCTAATATACCACCAATATTGCCCCCTCCTGCACTCAATGTTTGAGCAGTGCCAAGGATTGAGGCTACAGGATTAGGACGCGGCACACTTGTAATACCAAGTGTAGATTGAGTTGTTGGAACCCCTTGTAAAATATCAGATACAAAACCAAAACGTTGAAATGGTTCGTATGCTCTTTCGATAGCCGCTGCACGTTGCACATCATACTCGGATTGTTGCTGTGCTTGTTCCAGAGAACCTACATTGAATAATGCGTTTACGTCTCTTTGTAATGCAGCTTGGGTTGCTTCTCCAAGAGCACCTTGACGAGTCCCTAGTTGACTAAACAACTGACTTGCAGTCTGTCCTCGTTTCATTTGATTTTCAAAGGCACCTTGAGCTTGTTTTTGTGCTCCTGTAAAAGCCGCAGATCTAAGTTGTGCCCCTATCCGAGCTTTTCGATCATCGATGTTTCTTTGCAGTTCTTGCTCTCCCACAGCCTGACGAGAACCACCATACGCTCCTTGAGCTACAGCTTGCGCACGGTCTCCAATGCCTGCTATGTCTCCGGCACGTTGTATATCAGCCTGTGTAACGTCAATTACTTCCTCTACAAACGGATCATAAAACTCTTTGTATGACGAAGGATCATAGGCTCCTGTTGTACCTTTTAAAGTAGAGATACCTTCTTCAAACGTAGCCTGTGCATCTTGAAAGAGAGGTTCATACAAACCAATACCTTGAGGTCCAAGTGATTCGCCCGTTTCTGGATCTATTCTTGGTTGAGCAAGTAAGTTGATTGCAGCTTTTTGAGCATCTGTAAACTGCATGATATCGGCTTCAGGAACACCACCCATAACTGCGCCGATCGGGGTTCCATATTGATCTGTCAATGCTTGAGACATGTCAGTAGTAAATCCACCACCCTCTGCGGAAGACCGATACAGTTTTATTAAATTGCCATCTGCGTCCCTTGCACCCTGTGCCGGATCTGTCGTTCTACCGCCATCGGCTGTTTGATACAATTGTTTCCCTTGCAAGGGATTAACAGAAGCAATACCACTTACTATACCTGTCTCTGGATCAGTGTAATAAATGTTGGCGATTAAGTCTTTTGCAAGACGCTCCTGATACTCAGGAAGCATCCGCATAGTTTGTTGGAGAGCAACTGTATCTGGAACTGCTGTAGCCATTATGCCATCCTCTCAAAATTATTCATCATCTTGTACATCTCAGCGGCTCCCTTTGCTCGATTGCCACCGCCTGCACCTTTAACTGCATCAGCCGTCATGACAAACTCACCATCTGATAGTCGTGCCTCTTGCACTCTGCCACCATTTTGATAGATCGCTGCGGGTATAGAATCGCTTTTACCTGTTCCCGGACCTTCAATCATGCCCCCTTCAGCGGCGTACCTAAAATCAGTAACCGCAGTGCCTTCATAACTAGGGTCTCTTTCACCCGTTCTTATTTGTGCTCGTTGAAGATCTGTTAGCATATCGCCTTTTGTATTCAATGCTTCAAGAGCCGCTGCCATTACGAATGGATTATTAAGACCCATCTTTTTAGCTAAACCTACAATTCCACCAGATTCATCCATATAAGGAGCATTAGGGTTGTTGTCCTGACCACGTCTCTGATCCCCTTGTAACATGGACATCATCTGAGCGCCTCGGGAACGACTGCCACCTTGCATCCCTGATATGGCATTCAAGAAGTCAACACCAGGGCCAAACTTGCCCATCGCTGCTGTTCCGGTCAGACTTCCTATTCCTGTCTGTAATGCTTGATTGAAATCACCTCCGCTGAACAATGTACCTGCTGCGGATCCAAGTGCCGCACCTGCTGGCCCACCTATTGAAAAACCAATTAACTGTCCAATTGCTGAAGCTAACTTACTCATCATGCCTCTCCTGATATGGCCTCTGGTGCCGTTACCATTATACTTGTGCTGCGCCTTTCTTTTCCTGTCCAAGACTGTCCGCAATCTGGACAGTTCCCATCTGGGTAAGTTGCAATCTCTTCAGGCGTGTCAACTGCGTTTTCACAGTTTACACAATGCACTGTATCAGAACTTGTCGAAGGTTTCCACTTAGAACCGTTGGACATTATAAGAATTGTATCGCTCATGTCGTTGTCACCGTTACTGTTCCTACCGCACCTATCGCCCCAGAACCACGGACATGCGGTTTGTTAATTAATGTTATCTTAACAAAACCATCCTGTTGAAACAATGCTCCATTTTCTAAGCCTGCATCATCTGTTGGTAAATCTGTCAAGGTAAGTCGTGTTGCTCTTTCTTCTCCTGGGTTCTGTTGTTGTTCCATATATACAGCAAAACTTCGCGTGAGATTTGCGAAGTATTGTTGGTCGTACTGCGTTGGTGGCACAGCGAAGAACGGAAGAATTAAGTTTCGTGACACTATCTCCTCCCATCAGGACGCACATCTAGTCTTGGTGAACCCAATCGCCACCCCACCCCAGAGGCTGTAGATTCTACTCGCATTGCAAAACTACGTCCGCGTAATCTCAAATGCACTTGGTCTGTGAACTGCTCAACAGGCACCGATGCTGACTTGGTGATAGCACTCGATGTTGACTGTAGATAATTGCCTCCAGGGAAGTTACGTGTTTTTACTGTTATGTTTGCAGAAGGACTACCTGCTGTTGATCCTCTGAATGTTAGATCTGGAATCATTCTTTTAATAAAAGCAAACTGATCGCCGTCTCCTATATCTATTTGACTAGATTCAATGTATGCGGTCAGTGCAGATCCATCATCATCAAAGCCTGTCTCTTGTGAGTACAAATAGTTATTAGGGCCTGCCGCGATTGGCTGTTCAAAAATCCCCCTATCCATCCAGAAGCTACGAGACATTGTGCCAAAATACCAAACTTTTTGTTCGTAGTTATAGACCACATATCTATCGTTATTTGTGCTAGAAGCAGAAGGATAAAACCACCAGATTTCAGAAAATGCTGTGTTACTTGAAGCAACAATTTTTTCTCTTTGTTCTATATTAATATCACTAAAAATGTAATCTCGAACAGAACAAGGCAGACGCTGCACCGTACCGCCATATACATAAAACTCTTTTAGACCCATCCAAAAGACGTTGTCTTCAACGGCAACCGCAGACAATGGACCCATTGTGGTAATGTTTTCTGATACTAAATTGATACCAAAAGTAAATGGTGGCCCTAAAAACTGCATGGCATACAAGGATTCGTCGGTGTACACCAAGATCTGCTGTCTTGTTTCTATAGCTGTAAGTATCTCTGAACCAGAACCGAGACGCAACTCTCCTGCTGTATTGGTCGCTGTGGATGCCCAGTCGGTTAAAGATTCTTGGGAAGAGAATCGTATAGCCAACGGATCTTGGACACCCGGATTAGCCTCTGTATCACAACCAAATGCTATGATATGTCGGTCTCGGTCTGATACCAAAACTTGTTTTGCAATAGTTGGTGCGCTAGTAGACCCTGTTAAAGAATCTAAAGCCACCGCTCTTGTATTAAAACCACTTGTTTTATCCCAATAGTATATACCGCCATTACGCACATTAATTAGAAGGTCTTCACCAAAATTATCATGTGTCCAAATTCGTAACGTATCTGTTTCTATGCTAGTGCTTGCGGCACTTCCCCATGTCCCGCGTCCCCATGTTCCTGCACCCCATCCAGTCCCATAGACCACCGAATCAAGTCCTGCGTTTAATTGATATTGTGCAACACTTGTAACTCCTCCATCTCCAACGTCTGAACTATTTGCAACAACAGGCGTTGGGACAAGCTGACCATTAACTGTAATGTCTTGTATTGATGTATTTGCTAATCGAGCAACAAACGTAAAAGTTTGTGAAGAAGGAACAGATGCTATTTCATATTCTTGATTGAGAACATCTGCTGTAATATTGCCACCTAAACTATCTACACCAGAAAAAGTTACAAAAGATCCTGTTGTTGCTCCATGTGCCTCGTTTACAGTCACAGTTATTGTTGAAGATCCGTTTGTTGCTGAAAAAGAAAGATCGTCAAACACTGTTACGTTTTGACTTGATGTGCCTACTGAACCAACGGAAGATGTGGCCGAAACTCCAGTCACGCTAACAGACTCGTCAAGATCACCTGAAATAGTTACTTGCCCAACAGACCCTATAAGCGCAGGTGCAGACAGACCAACTATTTCATTTGTAGCTGTGTTTGTGCTTCCACTTACTAAAACAGAACCCACCGCCGCTGAACCGCTGACGCCTGTTACAGTGGCTACATTGTCATTTTTAGTTATTTCACCAACGCTCGTTGTAGCAGATACTCCGACAACACCTATAGTAATAGAATTATTTAGTTCATTCGTAAGACGAAGAGGAGTTATATCCCTAAAAGAACCGCTATCTTGATTTATATAATATTTAACTGATGTTCCAATACCAATTAATCGGCTATTATCTAACCCTACCCAAGGATGCATAGCTCTTGCTGTTCCTAAATAAGATGCAGGCGTAAACTTCTCCCACCCACCAATTTTCTCAGGCATACCAAAGCGAAAGCGTACTTTGTCTACATCAAACCAACCGCCCTCATTGGTGTAAGAGGTGGTCTCTCGATTGACCCCTGGGCGGAACTGAAGTTTGGTAAGTGGCATTTATCACCTATGTCTTTACTACGAGTTCGGTTGCAGAAATAGCAGTTCCTGCCAGTACACTTGGGCTATCCGCTGTTGTGCCTATAGTTCCATCTCCCTGTACAAAGTATTGCTGTCCTGCGGTAAGACCAGATTGCTCATTATTCACTGCACCAATAATATCTACAGTTGCACCCTTGGTGTCAGCTACAGCGCCACCTTTAGATATGCCTATATAGTTTTCTGAGGTGAGGTTTGTTGATGTGTACGTTGCATCAATAACAATTGCCGCAACATTAGTACTCACGACATCAGGATCTCTGTAACCAAAAACAACTTTCTTTTGATCTGGATCATAAGTCGCTGAGTTTATAAACCAAGTAGGTGAAGAACTTGAAAATTCTACAGCAGTCTCAAAAGTAATACTGTTAGTGCTTAAAGCGCCAGAGGCCACCGTTCCAAATTTAAATTTACCAGAGGTATCTGAATTATCTCTGTATGCAACAAATACTTTTTTAGCTTCTTCGTGATAAGCAGCATTACTATAATAAGTCGCAGCAGAATTATGAACAGTTTCCCCACTGACAGTAATAGTTGACCCTGACACAGTAGCTGTAACATAACTCCCATAGGTTGAATTGCCCTGATCTGAATAAAATATTACAAATTTTTGAGCATTTTTATCATAAACAGCAGAAGTGTGCTGAGTAGCAGCATTGTTAAAAGTTGCACTACCGTTAAGAGAGACAGTGGTGCCACTGACCGAAACGCCAACAACATATCCTTTACCACTCGAACCTTCATAAGACATAATCAACACATCATTATCGGAGTCATAAGCAAAACTAGGCCACTCCATGTCACTGCCTGTTAGGGTGCCAACTGAACCAAAACTTATAGAAGTTCCAGACACGGTTCCTGCAATAAATTTTGAAGAAGCCGCTTCATAAGCAATCACAATACATTGTTGAACTGGATGGTAAAAAGTAGCAGTGTGTCCATAAATAGAAGCTGCAAACTCTACTGCGGTTCCAAAGCTTATAGATGTACCGCTGACTGTACCTACAATAGCCTTTCCTTTACTACTGTCACCCGAAGCTTGATAAGCTATTACAATTTTACCATTGGATTCGTCATAGGCACAAGATGGATAATAAATATTTTCGGAGCTAAAAGCTACAGGTGTACCAAAGCTTATAGAATTATCTGAACCGTTTACTGTTCCAACAACAGCATAACCATTATTATCAATTAAATCTCTATAAACAAAAACTACTTTGTCATTTGCAGTGTCATAAGCTCGACTTGATATTTGATATGAGTTATTAGAAGTTATTGCTACTTTTGTACCTGCTGCCTGAGTTCCGCTACTCGATGAAATTACAGACACAGTACCATCAGCATTAACCAACACTGGTTTACCGCTTGGCAATGTGCCACTGGCTACTGCTTTAAACTCACCACTTTCTTCAGCCCCTATACGTCTTAACATAGTTACCCTTTCACGATAAGTTTAGTTGCCGATACAGCCGTCCCTGCAAAGACGCTAGGAGTAGCCGCTGTTGTGCCTAATGTGCCATCCGTTTGAACGTAGTAGCTTTGCCCTGCTGTCAGCCCTGAGAGGTTGTCGGCTATTGCACCTTGCGTATCAATCACAGCCCCTGCACCAGAAGCTGCACCACTACGAGATATGCCTATGTAGTTTTCTGAGGTAAGGTTTGGGACTGATCCTGCTGCTTGAAAAACAAGTGATGTACCATAACGAGAATTACTTGAATCTGCAAAAGATATTACAACTTTTTTTGAATTTGAATCAAATGTTGCACTGGTATAACTATAATGCCCTCCTGATATTGAGCTATCAAACACAACTTGAGTATCAAATGAGATGGATGTTCCGCTTACTGTACCAACAACCAACTCTCCTACTCTTGGATTGTCTGTATCATTTTGATATGTAACAACTATTTTATTTGCGTTTGAGTCAAATGCAATTGACAAATAATTACAATTTTTACTTCTAAATACAGTCTGAGAGCCAAAGCTAATAGATGTACCAGACACTGTTCCTACAATTCCGCATCCTTCACCTGGTACAGTTCCGTCAGGATCTTTATAAGCTACAATCATTTTATTGTTAGTTGTATCAAAAGCACCACGTATTTCATTTAGACTATTGCCAGTGATATTTACAGAAGATCCAAAACTTATGGACGTACCAGAAACAGTACCAACAATTGCTTTCCCAATGCTACTTGCGTTATAAAAGATAACAACTTTGTTAGAGTTACTATCAAAAGCAGCATCTATATTAGTTGTGTTTGATGACTCAAATGCAGTATTTGAACCAAAGCTTATACTAGTTCCAGATACCGTTCCAACTATTGCCATTCCATAATTTGAATTTGTTGCTTCTCTGTATACAATTACCACTTTACCTTGACTACTATCAAATACAGCCGATAATGGAAAGGTATCACTTGTTATCTCACCAGTTTCAAATTCAGTTTCAGAGCCAAAACTAATAGAATTATCTGAAGCATCTACTGTCCCAACAATTGCTCCACCATCACCCCCATCAGAGTTTTTACGATAAGCAATAACTATTTTATTGTTGGTGCTATCAAATACTGGTTTAGACCATATTACTGTACCAGCTTGATATACAACAGGTGTACCAAAGCTTATAGAGTTTCCGCTTACTGATCCAACTACGGCTGTACCATAGTTACTATTTCCATCGTCTTTATAAACAACAACTACTCTATTAGTGCTGCTATCAAAAACGGAATTAATATATTCAGTTGTAGCACTTTCAAAAACGGTCCCACTACCAACATTTTGAGAAATAGATACTAAGCCTACACTACTCACAGTCCCATCAGCGTTCACAACAACGGGCTTGCCGTTTGGCAACGTACCACTGGCGACTTCTTGTGTCTGTCTTGGTACGCTTGGATCGTTACCAATGATACGCATGTGAAGTCCTACTCTTCTTCTTCAGGCTCTACCCAATCAGGATTAGCTGACCACGTTGTGCCATCAAACTTATACTTATTACCTATCCAATCCTCTGGTGCGTTGGTCACGTTCTCAGTAATTGTGGTGTTGCCACTGTTGAGATCAGCGATAATAAACTGAGCAGGATCACCTACTGTGATATCATTCGCTGTCGCTGTGATTACTACGTCATCTGCAAGTAAATATTTGCTCAACTTAGTTGAAGTTTCCACGATAGTTTTCATTGTCTAACCTTTCACTATTAGCTCTGTGGATGATATCGCAGTTCCCGCCGTAACGGAAGGACTTCCTGCTGTTAAACTTAATGTGCCTGCGGGAGTAACAAAGTATGTCTGCCCCGCTGTTAAGCTTGTTTGATTTCTTGCAATCGAGCAAGAAGAAAGTATCTCGCCATTCGTGCCGTCTAACGCTGCACCGTCCATAAACCCTACGAAGTTTTCTGTGGTGAGGTTAGTGGAATTAAATGTAGGATTATAAATCCTAGATTTACCAGTGGAAGAATGACTATATCCAATAAACATTTTTTCGTTTGCGGTATCTTCTGCAAGCGCATAAGCCCTGCCACCTACAGTGCCACTGGTTTCTAACTGTGTGCCACTTGAAAAAGTTATTGTTGTGCCGCTAATTGTTCCATATTTCAACGTAACTTTTTGGCTTCCGTCACCAATGTCATCGTAAACTAAAATTACTCCGCCCCCAGAAAATCCTCGTATGCCCATCCAATCAACTGAACCAGATTGAAAGGTAACTCTACTAGCGTAAGTAATAGTATCACCCGATACCGTACCAACAAAAGCACTACCATAAGCAGTATTTGCTTCATCTCTCATAACAATTACAATTTTTCCTGATGCAGAATCGTATGCAATTTCATTTTGGTTGGCTTGACCATTGGTAATATAACTTTGCCTGCTACCCGCAGTTACAGACGTTCCTGATACAGTCAGAACTCTTGCTGTGCCGATTGAGCTACTTGCTCTAAAAGCAACAATTACTTTTTCATTAACAGGGTCATATACAGCAGCATTATAAATACCCGAACCACCGTCATATGTTACTATACTTCCAAAACTTATAGAATTACCTGATACAGTACCAACAATAGCTTGCCCAGATGGACTTCCACCGTCATAATATGTAACTACAACTTTACTTTCCGCAGTATGATATACTGCGCTAATATAAGTTGTTTCTCCACTATGAAAAACTACTGGCGTACCCCATGTAATAGTTGTTCCACTTAATGTCCCAACAATTACTTTACCATAAAAACTATCGTCTTGATCTTGATATGCCACTACAATTTTAGCATTGACAGGATCATAAACTGTCGAAGTCCATTGAGTTTGGCCTGACTCAAAAGTCGCCTCACTACCATAAGAAATAGATTGACCAGAAATCGTACCAACAATGTAGGTGCCTGCCCCACCATTTCCACCATCTCTGTATATGACGACGATTTTACCATTTGCACTATCATAACAAGCTGATGCAAAATTAGAGCTAGACGAATTATAATTAACAGTAGAACCAAGACTTTCTGAATTAGCCGTTTGACTAATACTACTCACAGTCCCATTTGTATTTACAATGACAGCCGAACCATCGGCTATCGTGCCGCCTGTGGCTTGGGAATAACCTATTTTGAAAACGACTGCCTCACCGTAATTTGAATTGCTAGGAGATCTATAGGCAATAACTACTCTTCCTTGATTAGCATCATAGGCAGAGGCAATATAGTCTGCACTTGCATCTTTGAACAAAACCATATCCTCAAAAGTTATAGAGGTTCCGCTTACAGTTCCAACATACGCTTCTCCCTTACTACTATTTGAATCATCAGAACCAGTTATTAAAATTCTTCCTGCACCTGAATCAAACGTAGTTGAAAAATAACCGCTATTACCTTCATTAAAAACTACGGGAGTACCAAAAGATATAGATGTCCCTGAAACTGTACCCACCACAGCGGTTCCATAACTGCTGTTCCCACTGTCTTGATAAGCAAGCACTATTTTTTGATTTACACTGTCGTAATCACCTGAGATGTAATTACAATTACCTGATTCAAAAGTTGCGGCTGTACCAAAGCTTATAGAGGTTCCGCTTACAGTTCCCACTATGGCTTGTCCAGTGCTTGACTCTTGATAAGCAATTACGATTTTATTGTTTGTACTGTCATATATTGCAGTATTACTTACGGACGGCCCTGTGTCATAGACTACAGGTGTACCAAATGAAATAGAGGTTCCACTTACGGTTCCTACAGCCGCAGTGCCTCTAAAAGTATTTCCATCATCTCTATAAGCAACAACTATTCTTTGGGCATTAGCATCATAAGCTGTGCCTGTATCCTCAATTGTAGCACTTTCAAAAGTGGCTATAGATCCAAAGCTAATAGAAGTGCCACTAACTGTTCCAACAACTGATCTGCCATAATTTGAAGAACCCCTAAAACAAAAAACAACTTTATTATTATTTGAATCAAAAGCCCCTGATATATACCCAGTAGTTGCACTAGAAAAGACGGCGGGGGTTCCAAACGAAATACTAGAACCAGACACAGTTCCTACGATTGCAGTTCCATAATTACTGTTTCCTTGATCCCTATAAGCAATAACAATTTTTTGGTTACTTGAGTCATATACGACAGCATTAAAAGAAACTGTTGCACTTTCAAACGTTACAGAAGATCCTATTTCTTGAGTAACAGATATACCTTCACTGACCGCAGCCCTGATGATGGCGTCTTTGGTTAAGTTGCCAATTACCTTCACAACAACTCTCCTTATGAGATCTCTTCGTAACTCACAATCACTTCAAGATCATTTGCCGTACCTGCGGTAGCCGTAATAGAACGATCTTCTTCCAAGTATAAAGCTGTATTCTTGTCTATAACAACCATTGAAGAATCCGCTGCAACGGAAGCAGTGGCGATTAAAGAGTACGCTGTGCCACCACCTGTTGCTGCGCTGTGTACATCTATCGTTATGTCACAAGCATTTGCTCCATCTACGTTTGCAACTTGAATCATATTTATTTTAAATACTTTGTTACTAGATGCAGCATTGCTAACAAGCGTTGTCTGTGAAGTTGTACTAAGTGCAACGGTGGCAGACTTGCCTGTAATCGTTGCCACATTAACAATATTTGGGGCGGTCATTGTCTAGCCTCCTTTACCCAAAAACAATAGCCATAGCTATGGCTTTACCAGTTGAAACTCCAGCACTTCCAAAAGAAATAGTGCCACTGCCATTTGTAACTAAAGCTTGCCCATTTGTCCCATCGGACGTAGGAAGAGTAAGAGCCGTTACAAATCCCTGTAGGTTTGAGTCATAAGCCAATACATCTGACCCAATCGCAACCCCTAAATTTGTTCTCGATGTTCCTGCATTTGCAACATCGGATAAATTATTTGCAGCTAATAAAGCACCTGATACGGGAAAAGTGGCAGTCAGATCCACAACTGCGGCACCTGATCCGGCACCATCACAATATATTATTGCAGATTTTCCATTTGCTACAGTAACATTTCCACCTGATCCTTGAGAAAAAGTAGCGGACTGACCTGAGTTGTTTTTCACAACATATAATCTTTTTGCATCATTCGGAGAAACCGTTATGGTATTTGTTCCAGAAGGAGAGCCGCCTAAAACCAAAACATGATATTGTCCGTCTGAAGCGGAACCATCTGATGTAGTCAGTGTATGTGTCGTTCCCGATAGTGTGATGTCTCCAACACCCACTGCCAAACGATCAATAATGTCAAAATTAGTATTGGTTGACGTACCCCATGTTCCAGATTCATCACCTGTCGCAATCTTTTTAATACCGCCATTTGTTGTATAGGTTGCCATTTTTTCTACCTTTACGCTGCTATTTCTGTCCAAATTGTGTTTGGATTAGGCTGTTCCTCCGTCCATGTGCTATTAGGATTTGGAGTCACACCTGTCCAACTTGTACCTGGAGCAGGAACTATATTACCGTAAACTAACACAGAACTTACGCTTGCGCTAGTGCTTACACCAGTTACATTCACAATAGAGTTTGCTTCAATTGTTACACTGCCAACTTCGCCTATTGAAGATAAATTACCTCCAAACACAGGAACTCTTTGAACTGTTTTTAAAGTGACTGTTCCAACAGAACCTATTCCTGCAACACCTGTAATCGCAACATCTGAAGCATTACCAATAATACTTGGTTCTGTGACACGTCCTGTAGCTTCAACTCCTGTTACGTTTACATCAATACCTGTGCCTGCGTTTATAGAAACAGTGCCTACGCCGCCTCTGGCTTCAAGTCCTGTAGGTGGAACACTAGCGCCTGCTTCTACAGTTGTTCCAGATCCAACCACGCAATTGGCTTCAACTCCTGTAAGTGTTATAACAACACCATTACCTTGAACTACAACCGCTGTGCCGACACGACCAATGCTTTCAATACCTGTAACTGGAACGCTTTGTTCTGTAACAAGAGTTACATCACCAACTCTTGCTATACCTGCAATACCTGTAAGTATTACACTATTGTTCCCTTTTGCAGTTGAGGTTCCTACATCACCAGTGCTTTCAATACCTGTTACACTAACTGAAATATCTTCACGTATAACAGCAGTGCCAACCTGCCCTTGCATTGCAGCAAGAGTAGATTTTTCACCACCCCACGCGGTTGTGCCGAAACCTTCCTCACCCCAACCAGTTAGTTCGTGACCAACAGGAACAGAGAGTGCTTCATTCCAAGCACCCTCACTCCATGCTCCACGACCCCAACCTGTGATGTTTGTCACGAGAAACCTGGGTTTATGATGAAGCTATACGGATAATCGCGTTTGTTGCGTCAGCCGTTGGAAAAACAATCTGAAAGTCACCCGATGTTGAAGATTTGTCAGAACCAAAATCAAGAACAACAACGGCGTTTGCTGTATTTGTACCACCGCCTGTTTGCGTGTTATAAATCAAAGCACCACGAGCGGTAATTGTTGCAGAAGTAAACGTTTTATCTGCAAAATCAGTAAAAGCTGTTGTGCCCGAAGTGGTAGGTGTTGATTGTGTTAATGAGTTTGTTGAGGTTGCACCCGCAGGTCCGCCTGTGGTGTAAGTACCAGAGGTGTCAACTTCATTGTTGCCTGTGCCAAAAACTGCTGTGGAAGTCGCAGCAGTAAAAGACGCACTATTGGTATATAAAGCAATACAAAAAGTATCTTGTCCGCTTGTAAAATCGTGTTTACCTTCAAGAAGTTCTTTCTTGAAAGAAGTACACATAAAGTTTCCTGAAAAGGCCATATCAAAGTCTCCTTATAAGTTCAGCCAGTTGGGGATGACCTGCATCTTTAATTGCATTGCATACAGTGGTGCGGTCACTACGAATAGCCTGTCTCATATAGTATTCGACGAGCTTTTCAACGTGCTTTGAGAAAGCACGAGCTTGATCTCTTATCCCAGGATGGGCGTTATCAGAGACCGAAATTACTTTTTCTACGCATTGTTGCGCTAATTCTTCAGGCGTAAAACCACGGTTATTTGTAGTTCTTACATCTAAAATTTGTTGGTTTTGCGGTGCGTTTACATCTATTTTAAACATTATTGCTTGGCCCTAATTACTTTTCCAGTGCGATATTCGTCGGTAGTTTCTTTTGCTTCTCCAAGCATCTTAATACCAATTAATGATTCCTCAAACCGTTTATTATACATTGCCATGACATCTTGTTCACCCTTCATGTAAATATACGCCTCAATAAGTGCGCCATATAACAAAGCCATTTCAGCGTTTTCGCTTAACCAAGTGGTTCCACCGTCCGCTCCGGCAGTTAAACTAGCAGGGCGATAAAAATAGTGAAGTTCTGCGGTGAACGTAGTATTCGGAGTCGGAGCCAATATAAAGTTGTCTACATCGAAAACAGCATAATATTTAGGAGATCCTGTGGTTGTAGCATCTGGAGTGTATGTCTGTATAAAGCTAGGATCTTTAAAATCTATGAAAAACTTGTCTCCATCTGTGCCTGCAAGGCTAAGAGAAAACGGAGCTAAAAAATCACTAGGACAGGCTAAAAACTTATTACTTGCTGTTGTAGAGGCAGTAGCATTTTTACGAAACAAACTAAGTTGCACGTTTTTTAATATTCGTTCCTCTGCTATTCGTATAAACAACGGAAGATTTGTTACGAAAGAAGTCTCATCATTTTCCGTATAATCTTGAATAGCTGTTTTAAGTTGTGCGTATGTAAAACTCATATCATACTCAATTTGTGGTCACTATTGTTATATTTCCTACCATAGCACTATGATTAGTGCATTGATATACTAGAGATGTATCACTTGGTTCATGTGGTACGATAAACTGCGTCAACCCTGTAGTTGAATTAAAGTTTTCTGTAACACCCGTGGTAAAAGCAGAACCACCATTGGATGTTCTAATCTCCAAAGGATGACTACTTACATTTGCGGTGTTGTCAATTAAATATGTATGTCCACAATAAAAAACAAAATTTGGGTTATCTCCAGACGTAGCTCCAGGGCCAGTAAAAGTATATGCAGATGATCCATTTGTTCCCGCTGTGTATTTTGTTACAGGACCAGATGTCTCATCATTTAAACGCAGCCATGCCCCTCCATGCGCAAAATATAGTCCTCCAGTCGCATGAACATGAGCCACAGCGCCATGATATGTAGAGGCACTTGGTAAATCGCTTAAAGCTGCATAATAGAATACAATTTTATTTGCACCAGAACTAACATCAAATAAACCATTTGAATCAATTATATCAGTAAGAACATTAGAACTATTACCTAATGCAGCATAAATCTCATTAAAGTTATCATTTATTTTATCCGCACCTGCACGAAGGGTGTCCCCTGTTCCGTCATTTGCAGATGAGCCAATACCTACTGTTTGTTTTGCCATCTTTTATCCTTCATCAAATGTCTGTGATGTTGAGTCTAACGTAATTGATGTGCTGTCAAATCTATCCGCAACTGATACGGTTGCCGAACCAACAGCACCTATTGCAGAAACTCCTGTTAGATTAACTGCCTCATTACCTGAATCAGAAATGGTTACTGTAACAGTCCCAACTAAACCCTGAGCAACGAGATTGTTTGGAGGTGTTATTCCTGGTATGTCTCTAAAACCAACAGGATTATATCCGTGCTGTATAGATCTTTGTTCTGGTAACTCTGTCTCTGGTCTGGGACCGCGTAGTGCCTGTGGGTCTGGAAACGCTCTTGGTGGAAATAGTTGTGGATGCTTTGGTTCAAACTCATCAGGACCGACCTTTGCGCCAGTCCACTCTGTCTTCATTTCACGAAGACGGTAACGGCGACCTGACCGATCAGATATACCATAAGCATGTTTACCACTGGCGTATGCCATTAGACCCTCAGATAACTCAAGCTAGGCTGCAACTTCAAAGGTGTTCGACCTTGATCCTCGTCCGCTGCACGTTGGAACTCTTCTTCATAAACTGATTTTAACATCTGAATACGATCTGGTGCTCGTTTCATAGACATGTAGTATGCTAACCCCGCCACCATACAAGGAAAAAAACGAAAAGGCATATCAGTAGTATTAACAAGAGTGTCTGCATCTTCTATCCTGCGTACATAATAATAACGGACCTGGTCCGTAGAGTTTTCAGGAGTAGACCATAGGTACATTACAGGAGTGATCTGCCTATCTAAATAATACTGACTAGGTCTACCCTGAGTTGATTTATTTGGAAGTGTTGCATAGTCGCTACGACTTATTCTCTGAACTTCAAAGTCTGTGCTGTT